CTCCTCACTTCGGTCCAGTTACGGTACCGAAATCAGATCTAATAAGATCTGATCCAGCCTGGCATGATGCAGACGGCCAGGTCACGTCCTGCACGTTCTAGATGTTTCTCGTCTTCGACTATTATCTCTCGATAATCGCCTTCGACGGGTTGAAGACGCGTAGATGGTTTTCTACGCTCTTCAGCCAACAGAAACACCTTCATTAGGGCGCCCGAGCCATCCAGTATAGAAACTGGTGGTCTCGCTACTACACGCATCGCTTTGACTTGCGGCTCGTGTAGATGCCTGTCTATCCTTTGGGTCTCGTACCCTAAGGACGACAGACGACCTAATGCAGGAGACTCTGGACCAACAGCAGGGAAAGGGATTAACCTCTCGATGTATTGATCCAACCATCTCGCTGTTTGCCACATACCAGCCATAAACAGCTGGTTACGCAGCGAAACAATCGAGACGACCTCCCTCGCGTGCTGCCGTCGTGAAGGAAACATATGGCGGACTCTAACGATGGAAACATCGTTACCGTCATAATACTCCTTCCCGCAACTCTCTCTGAATTTTCCAGTCCAGAAAGACTTACGGGTATTCACTAGAAAACCAAAATCTTCTAGCGATTGCACGACAGCGGACACATACTCTACAGGGACAACAATATCATCCCCGTAGACTCGCACCAAACCTCGGAAGGCGAGTAAATCCTCCCGAGTAAGGCGTCGTCCAAGCTCCTTCTGAATCCCTAAGAAGATGACTGTCGTAAAGACCAGCATCTCCATTGGGAAACAGAGAGCAGAACCCATAGACGCGAACTTGGCCAAGGTATGAATACCATGGTCAGGCACGTCAGCCTTCCGGCTCCTAGTAGCTCCAATCGCCCTAGCTAAGCTAGGATGATTAAGCAGTAGAAGCCGTACATGCTGATTAGAAACACGATCGGATGCTTCGCTCAAATCGAGCGTAGCGAGAATTCCCTTACGGGACCCTCTCTTCGCCATGAGCTGATTATGCTCTTGACGAGTGAATCCGACGAAGCTACTAGCGAGGTTGTCACCCTCGATAGCTTCCTGGATCTCGCGTTTAACGGCCTGCTGCATATATTGCATACAGGTCGGTTCAATCGCGATAATCCTAGGTGTTTTTAACGTTTTAGGAACATCAACGACCCTTACAGGTCGTTCTGCTCCGGGCGGCAACAAGGTGACATGGTCAACCGAATGGTTGATGTTTGGAACTAGATAAAGGTGCTTTGGAAACACCTCTTCCAAACCCTCGGTCCATTCAGACTGATCGTACTTGGCGTTACCGTCAAGCCGGTCAGCTGTCTTTCCGGGGCCATGCTTGGGCAGAAGTTCACCACTGTTAATCCGAAGAGAAACAGTAGAGAACACATCTGTCCAGAGAAGTTGAGACATCATAACAAAGTCTTCGGATTTCTCCAAAGACAATGCTGCCTCATTTCTATACACCTCGTTGTCTGTTTCGACGAACCCTCGAATTGCCGCACGCCTCCTCGTATCACTACAAGGAAGCAATATCTTACCGAACAACAGAGTAATCTGTCGAACGGCTTGAATAGCGTCAATCGAAGGATCGTCTAATAGACGACCACCTTCACGAGCGAAAATGAGCTCAAGGAAACCTCCTAGAAATAGGGGGAGACCTCGTCTTTTACGGGCGAAACCCG